AGGTATAGATAAGTCCCATAAAAACATAGGCTTAATATACACTTTGAAAGAAAGGTGAAATACATGGCTAGAAGAAATCGTAAGTTAGATGTAGAGGGTTTATCATCTATAGATTCTGACCGTTCCTTTAAAAAGCAGTTAATTAATATAAATAACTTAATAGGTCAAGCAAACCTATCTTTATATGGAACAGACAGAACTTCTGATGTAGATTCTCTTAATGATAAATTTCAATCTATCCTATCCAATGAGCTAACTGGTATTACTGGAAAAGAAGGTAATGATATTACCTCTTTTCTAAGTCAAGTTGTATCTGCGGATAATAAATATAGAGCTGGAGAAGATATACTAAATAATCAGTTTAATGATTTAACTGGTAATGAATATTCTTCTATGCAATCATTCATTTATGATGCATATAGAAATAGATTATTACAACAAGCAGATTTACATGAAGTATCTTCACAGTTAATAGAATTATCAGAAGCTATAATGATAACAAGAGATGCTATCATTTCTGCTGATACTGTAGAAGGAAGATTGAATAGAAGTATTACTTTTGAAAATATAGATGATGATGAAATAGACAACTATAATTCTATAGTAGAAAATATGGAGAATAAGTTCCAACTCTTAGAAAAGATTAAGAACTTTATTATTCCAAAAACTCTGGAGTATGGAGAGTACTATGTATATATAGTTCCATATTCTGAATTATTCAATAAATTCCAACAACAAAAAACAAGGAATGTTACTAATACAGGAATTCTTAGAAGATTTAATGAGTCTACTGTATTAGAAGGATTTAATGATACTAAAAAAGAAAATAAACTCACTGAGTTAGATATGTTCTTAGAAGACTGCTATAATAAATACCATATTCGAGAAAATGGTAAATATAGTGATAAGAAATCTTCTGATAATAGAATTAATAAAGATGAGTTTAAATCTGATTTAAAGAATATTATGGAGAATATTATTATATCAACAGATGATATTCCTATTCCATTCTTAGAAGAAGGATTAGAGTCTATTGAGTATATTAATAATCAGCATAATAGTGTAGTTACTGAAGATAATACTTTATTCAAGAAAGTTATTAAGAATAATAAAACTGATGGTGGAGTTAAGATATCTAAAAAAGGAGAATTTGATGATATTGGTGATTGTTATGTTAAAATGATAGAACCAACTAAAATTATTCCTATTAAGATAATGAATACTATACTTGGATATTACTATGTGCAAGATGAAGATATAACACCATTATCAGGTGCTGTTTCATCTTCTCTTTATTTCAGTAGATTTAATGAACACAGTAGACAGCAAACTATTATTGATAGTTTAGCTGAAAGAGTTGTACAGCAATTCAATAAACCATTCTTAAAAAATAACTTAAAGTTTAAAGAAGCAATAGTGGATTGCTTTAACTGTTATAACTTAAATGAGAATAGAGTAAAAATGCAATTTATTCCTGCTGAGTATATAGTAAGATTTAAAATAGATGAAGATATCGATGGTAATGGTACATCTATGATTAAAAAATCTTTATTCTATGCTAAGTTATACTTAATGATTTTATTATTTAAGATTATGAGTATTATCATGTATAGCAATGACCAGAAGATTAACTATATAAAGCAATCAGGATTAGATAAGAACTTAGCAAATAGAGTTCAAGAGATAGCAAGATTACAACAATCAAGACAGATTAATATTTCTGATTTATTCTCTTATACTACTCTTATTAATAAAGTAGGTAATGGTAATGCAGTTTATATGCCTACTGGTAGAAGTGGTGAAAGACCTATAGAAACAGAAATCTTATCAGGTCAAGATGTTCAATTGAATAATGACTTGTTAGAGATGTTAAAGAATGCATATATAACAGGTACTGGTGTACCAGCTGCTATTCTTAACTATCTAAATGAAGCAGATTATGCAAAGACAGTAGAACAGAATAACTCTAAGTTTAATGCAAGAGTTATAAATTATCAATTAGACTTTAATCCTATTATCACTGATATGTATAAGAGGATAATGAAATGGTCTACTAATATAGGTGAAGAGAAAATAAGTAACTTTAATTTTACTCTTACACAACCAAGGTCAGCTACTGCTAATGCTAAAGCAGAGTTAATAAGTCAGTTTAATACAATGGCTGAATTCTTAACAGGATTATTATACCCAGACCCAGGTCAGGCAGAAAATCCTGATAGCTTAAATGCAGAGATAAGAGAATTCAAGAAATTGTATGCTAGAGAGCAATTACCAATGATAAACTTTGATGATATTGAAGAAATGATAAATAAAGCTGCATTAATTAATAAAGAAAGAAAACTCAAACCAGATCCAAAGAATGGAAATGATGGAGATGATGATGGATTAGAAGATGACAGCTTAGATGATTTACATATGTAAATAATACTAAATACTAGAGGAACATAGAAAATTCCTCTAGTATTTATTTATTCTCAAAAGTACTGTATAGTAAAATAATAAATAAGGGAGATATAATATGAAATATGATATAGTTGCAGTTTATAACTGTATAAGTGAAAAAACTAATTTTATTGCTGAAACAACTGAGGATATTAAAAATCTTAAACAGGATTTAGAAAAAGAGGAAAGAAAAGTCGATATTGTTACAGTTCAATATTCAATATTAAAATCTTTAATTGGATTACATGAAATGGTATTGTATATTGGTGATATTAAAACGGATAGAAGTCAGGATGATTATTTGATGTATCAAATAATAACTGCAAGAATATTAACCACGTATCTATCATCCAAGTATGAAATAACTGATGATTATCCATATATGGTCAGTGAAGTTATTGGTGAAGATATTTTTAAACAGTTAAATCCTGACGTATATGATGGTATGTTATTTAAGCATTATACTACAATCACATATAACTCAGTATGTGAATTGGTTAAATTTAAACCATATATAGCAGAATCAGATGCTGATATCTTCTCAATGGTTGGTTCTATCATCAAATTAATACCAAACGGTGATGTAAGTTATTTTAAGTTTGTTTATAATGATGTAACGGGTGTAGTATATACAAGTAGAAATGATAAAGGTATTAATAGTCTTGCATTAGTATACAATAACACATGTGCATTTTTTGATACCGATAATGGAAAATCTGTATTAGAGTTCCAATATGATAATATGATATACGGAAAATTAATATCTCACATAATGGATACGTTGAATAATAAATGATGTATTGTATATTGATATAATCAATTTTAATATATTGATTATATCAATATACTATTTATATGTAACCTAATAATATTTATGTAATAAAGGAGATTAAAAAATGTTTGATTTAGATGAGTTATATGATGAGGCGTGTAATGCTGAATGGGTATTAGATTCATTAGATGATTCTAAAAAGTTCTATACTAATGTATTGAGCAATAGTGTAGGTGAAAGGAACAGAGTTTGTCATGATGCAATAGATAATATTGATAAAACTATTGAAATGGTTCATAAACATAACCCAGGAATTGATGCTATTAGCGGTATATTATGTGCTATTAATAGTTGGAATTCTGCTGATGCAGATATTATGGTAGCTTATTTTGGAAAAAGGTACTTATTAAATAATGCTTTGAGTGCATCAGTGTGCGGTATACTTGATATGTATAACCGGGATAATTATTATTTAAAATCTTTCGTAGCAGTACTTGAAGAGTATAGTAATACTATAGAAGATTTTGATAAGGTTGTATATGACGATAGTGATGATATGGAATTGATTAAAAACTTTAATAATGTTGAGAAACTTGATTTAGAAAAGGCTCAGAACGTTAGTAAGATACTATCTATTACAAATAGACTTTATACGTACTATGATGAGTCATTAAAGATGTTACCGTAATATAGTTTAAATTAATAAAGGAGATTTTAAAAATGGGAAACCCATACAATGCATATACGAGGTTAGAAAAATTCAATATCTTATGTGGTGAAATCATAGATAAATACTGTATGGAATTACCAATCGCAGATGATGAGATTATTAGTAAATACGCAACTATGATATTATATAGTCTTGTATATTCTCTTAAAGAATTCTCAAATTCGGAAAAGAGTATATCGGATATTGATAAAATCCATAAAGTTTGCAAAAATATGTTTGAAACAGATTTTGATACTTATTTGGATAGTATTGATGAAATATTATTAATATCAGTTCGTAGAATAGTATATAATTTTACAAATATTGAAGTGCCTAAATTTTATGCAATGCATACCCCACACAAGAATTTCTATGGTCAAATAGATACGAATTTGAAGAAAACCTCAATTAATATAATACTCAATGGGTTATATTTGTTTGATGGTTATATATTGGAAAAATTAAAGGAGATTTAAAAAATGATTATTTTAAGTTTAAAAGAGTTGCTTGATGAAATGTATACCATTGAGATGGTATTAGATTCGCTACGTGATGCCAAAAAGTTGTATAATAATGGATTGGTTGATAATGTATGCGAAAAGAATGTTATGTATCATAATGCATTGGATAATATTGATGAAACTATTGAAATGGTTCATCGACATAACCCAGGGTTTGATGCTATTAGTAGTATATTATATGCTATCGATAATTGGAATTATCCCAATACCAAACTTATAGAAGGGTATTCCAGAAAAAGAAAAGAATTGGGTAATGCTTTAAGTGCATCTGTTCATGGTATATTCGATATGTATAACCGTGATAATGTTTATTTGAGATCTTTTATATTTGCTCTTGAAAAATATACTACAAGTATAGAAGATTTTGATAAGGTTTCTTATGATGATATTAATGATATGACTATGATTAAGAACTTCAATAAGGTTGATGAGCTTGATATGAAAAAGGCTCAGAATGTCAGCAAGATTTTATCTATTACAAATAGACTTTATACATACTATGTGGAGTCGTTGAGAAAGTTACAGTAATACAGTTTGAATTAATAAAGGAGATTTTAGAAATGAATGAAACAACAAAAGCAATACTTGATGATTACAATGCTCAGATAGAAGCAACTGGTGCAGTCATGAAGTACTTTATTGAAAAGAGGAGAAGATTTATGGAAAAGAATAATATTGTTGATGATAAGAAAGAAGGTATGGGTATGGATGAATTTACTAAAGAATTAGCAAACAGTTATGGTTATGAATCATTTGATGATATGAGTGATGATGAGAAATATGCAGCTCTCACAATATGGAGAGATCATATTAAGGCTAATCTAGAGGACATTATATGAATTTAGAAGAATTTAACAAATTATGTGATGATTTTTTAAAAGAATATTATATAGGTGTACCGTTTGAAGAATCTGATGTATCAAGCAAATACAATATTATGATATTATATGATTTAGTATTAGCTGTTAAAGAATTCTCTAACTCAGAAAAAGGTATATCTGACATTGGTAAAATACATAAGGTTTGTAGAGATTTATTTAGGTATCAATTAAATAAGCACGTAGACACAACTGATGGTAAAATGTTGTCAAGGGTATTTAGAATAGTATTTGAATTTAGTACTATTGAAATACCATCTGTATATGCAGTATTAAAACCAAATAATAGTATCTATAGTATGACTAATCCAATGCTGTGGAATGATGAAAATGATTCAAAGAAAAGTACAGCAAATTCCATACTTAGTGTATTGGATATGTTTGAAAGTTATATATTGGCAAAGTATGTTGATATGGGTGGGGATGTAATTATTGGAAAGGAAAGAAAGAAATGATTAAATTATCAGTAATGGAAGAGATTGAAACAAGTATTGATGATATAATAGACTTATACAAGGATTATATCAATTATACTAAGCATAGTATTAAAGATATAGAGCGAAAGCTTTCTAGTAATAATAATGATGAATCTGTATCATTGAATGAGGAATTAAGTGAATACAAAAAGTCATTAGACATGTATTCGAACATGTTAGACTCAACATATAAACTTTATCCAGGACACGATGCAGTTATAGCAATTTGTTTTTGGGTTATTGGAAATGATATAGATGATTTAGATTATGAGTATGCAAAATCGTTACTAAGTAAGCTTATGAACAATAATACTCATGGAATATCCGAATTGTATTTTAGAGATAAAGTATATCTGTCATCATTACTGTATGGGATAGGTGAATATATATTTTCATTGCGAGAATCATATGGTATTGATATAGATGATATGATTAAATATAGTCTTGATGAAACTGTAAAAATTATCAAGAATAATCATGGGGTTGATGATATTGATATGGATAAAGCCGAAATTGTGATGAATATCTATAATAGAATATATAATATTTTAGCATATTTTAATAGATGTGAAGAGTAGTATATTCATAGGAAAGGAGATATGATTTTATGAGACAGATAGAAACTGTATTAGAAGAGTTGGAAAAAACAAATAACGAAGTTGAAAATTATGAGTTAATATATAACTTATTATCTGATGATAAAATTGATGAGGCAAAAAATAACTTAAAGACACTTCTACGAATTACTTGTAAGAGGAAAGACTCCAATACAGTAATGTATAGAATATTAAAAATGGTAAAAGATATATATTTCTCTAATAGAGAATTTGATGATGTTATGCAATATCATAATTCATATATCGAGTTACTAAATATTGCAGAGGGTGGTCTTAAATGGGTATTTGGAGATAATCATGACTTAATAGTAGAATCAAATATAATAATTACCGATATAGTGAAAAATATAATTCCTGATAAATATGAGAAATTACATTTCACCTCATCGGTGTTTGACTATGATACTATCTCTAGTATTCATAAAGATATTGATGATGCATTATTGAGATGGATATCTGAGATAATGAGATGTGTTGAAATATTGGATACATATTTAATCCAGTATGAGTTGTTTGGTAAGCAAAGACCAATAGCAGATGTACTTTTTAGAGAATCATAAATTCTTTAAGTGATGATTTGTTTATAGAAAGGAATAAAAAATGAAGGATATAGTAAAAATAGCAATGGATTATTATGATAAATTAACGAAGCATTTTTCCGAAAAGTATGATATGAATAAGGAAGATTTTTCTAAACACCTTGCGAATATGCAGGGATACAATTCATTTGATGAGATGTCAGATGATGAGAAACACGTAGCGTTTAAAAATTATATGGCTCATTTAAAAATATAATTAGTGAGTGAAACGATATATTGTTGTATGAAAGGAATAAAAAAATGAAAAATGTAGAAATTATTTTAGCCAAACTAGCATCAAAGAATAAGGCATATGATGCCTTAGCAAAAGCATATGATTTATTGAAAGATAACAAGAGTGAGGAAGCTAAAGCTGTTATTAAATCTGCTATCAAACCTGATAAAGATGTATATAATCCAGCCAATATTCTATATAGAATATTAAATATGGTTTATGAACTTTCTGAATCAAACTATAAATTTGATGACATCATTGAATATCATATGGAATATAGAAGTATAGTAGATATTTCTTGCTTTGCAGATGAGTGGGTTTATGGTGATGATGCTCTCGAGATTAAAGAAGTATCAGAAGCAGTTATAGCTCTAGCTGATGACATGTTACCATATAGGTATGCTGAATTATTAACATATACATCAAAATATGACACTAATAATATGAATATTATACACAACTGTATAGATTACTCATTAATAGAACCAGTATCTAAAATGATGATGACTATAGAGCAGATTGATGTATATAATATACATAATTTAATTTTTGAAGGTGTGAGTACCCACGCAATATTCAAAGCATGCGACGAGATAGAAGACTTAGAATAAGGAGTCTTCTTTTTATTACTTTTTATAAGGAGACTTAAAAATGGATAAATTAATGAATATGTATAGCAGAATAACTGCTTCCCAGGAAGTTGAGAATAATCTTATGTTAGAAAAAGATGAGCTCGAGCGTAAGCTTAACGATGTTGATACTGAGTATAAATCGATAGTATCATCAAAATCCCTATGGGATAAAAAATATAATCTCATTATACAAATGATGGTTGATTATATCAACTCAGAAAAGTCATTACGTGATATATCAGATTTTCATAGCAACTTTATAAGTATAGATTCTATTAAATTATTTGATACTATAGATAATATAGATATTGAAGAATTAATAGAATTATATGAAGCAATACAAGACTCTATTTTTAGTATAGTACCAGATACTTTTGTTAATATGATGACTGGAAACCGTACAAAATATGTACTAGCACATATATTATCAATATTAGGTATAAATACCGTTGCTGATGAAGATATTGTAAAAATAAGTCAGTTTTGTACAATAATGAGATCATTGGAATTGATAGATACATATCTTGTAGCTCAATATGCATCAAAAGGTGGTACCCTTGAAATGTATATAGATAATATATTTGATGATTTCGAAAACGATAAATCATGATATTGGAAGACTCCCAATAAGGGGGTCCTCTTTTCTATCCGTATATCAAAAAAAAATGATATCATATTATCTTTATGTACCAAATAATTAAGTAACTTAATAGCTGTCCTATCAGGCTTGACGGGGAGAATTGGAGTTTTTATGTTTAACATGAATGATTTTGAGAAAATGAATAATAGCTTTAAAGAACAAAGTAATGCTCTAGATGAAGAGCAAAAGCTTTTAACAAAGAAATTATTTGCAATGGATGATTTAAGTGTTGCACTCGAATACTTAAATCAGGTGCTAAAATTATTTGATGAGTTTTCTACTTCTGATGAAGACGTGGTCAATTTAATAAAGAAGCTATATAATATCCCATTAGAAATATCATCATTAGTAATGATACCAGTAGATGATATTGAAGAAATGAAAAATAAAATATTGGGTTTTGTGAAGTCCAATATTCCTGGTGGTATTAAAGGCATGCTAAGTGTTCAACGAATGGTAGCCGTAAAAGACTTGAACAGAGAGTTTTCTGATATAGTATCAGAAAACGAAATATTCAAGAAGGTTTCCGACCTTGTATACTATTTGCAAATCATACAAATATGGTTTGTATGCAAATATGTCATCTCTTTTGATACTAATAATAAAGTAGGTGAGAATATAAAAGATTTTGCTAAAGAATTGGCAAATATTCATGGTTATGAATCATTTGATGATATGACCGATGATGATAAGTATATGGCTCTCACTCTATGGAGAGATCATATTAAAACAAGTACTAGTAACATAGATGAATAATTTAGAGGACTCCAGATAGGGAGTCTTCTTTTTTTATCCGCATATCAAAAAAATTCTAATATATCATTTAATTGTAACAATAAAAAAATAGTAAAATGGAGGTAATGTTATGAAGATTAGTAGAGATATGATCGGTGATTTGTATGCATCACGTATTGGTGGTGGTGTATGCCGTCACCGCCAAATCAGAAGGGATGGATCTATCGTACTTTCGCTGGTAGAATATGACGATAATAACGTTATATGCAAATATTGTGGGAAAATATTATCGAAAGCATCGGCTTTCGAATATGATTACTACTTAAAGAACCTCACATAAGGGGTTCTCTTTTTTTCCTCTAAAAACACCATAATAACTAAGCATATAAGAAAGGTAATGAATATGAAAAATAATTCCTATTTTTCTACCTTTGTAGAAATGCTTCTAGATGATTATGATGACTTCGATTATTTTCTAGAAGCAGAAAATAATAATTATATAATGAAAACTAACTTATATCCTAAAATAGAGAAAGTACTCTCTACTACTGTAGGGGATAAGAAGTTTAAACAGATTTGTGGTAATTATATGGACAGGAACGCAACAAAATTGCATACTTCAGGACCGATTCATATGATACCATTTGGTGATATTGATAAAGGTATGTATTTTAATCTCTTTGAGATTACTCCTAAATATGTAACTGATTTAGTAGTAGATGTTACTAAACAGATATCTACTCAGACAGATTTTAAGTTATTAAGAGGTAACCCTATATTCTGGGTATTCTATTGCTGTATAAGATATTACTATTTAAAAAAAGATGATAAAGGATTAAATACTGCATTAGCAATTTATGCATTATCTGTATATCCATCTTTATTTTCTTTATTCTTTAAGTATGGTGCTAATGAAGGAGTTATGCAGTATACAATGGATAATCTATCAGAGAAGTATATAATGAAACAAGGTGGTCATGTATTTGGTGGATTATTCTTATCTATAAATAACTCTTTTAAATTCTTAAAGCAATTTATGAAAGATGCTTCTGATTTAGAGTTTATTAGATTTATACAAAGAATAAGAAATGACCAAAAATCAATGTTAAAGAATATCTGTGGCGAGTATATGAAAAATTATGCTGCAGGTAATAGAGTTACTTTAACTAAAGATTCATATGATGAAGTAGTAATAGATGATACTATAGAGAATAATACAAGTTCTGTACAAGTGGTTACTAATACAATAGTAAATGGATTATTAACTAATGGATTAGATTTAAAGAGAATAAATCAATGTAAGAGTTTAGCACAAATATCATTTGCTGATTGTAGATTCTATATGAGTAGAATAATTACAGATAAATATACTAAAGATATAGAAGCATTTATACAATCAATATTATTCTTATATCTATATACAGAGCATAAAGATAAGAAAGATATAAATAGTAGTAATTTCTTAGTATGGAGTTCTGAGTTATTTAGAAAGACTAATAGTAATAATGATAATATTAGAACTATTAAAACTACTCTTGATAAATGGGGTGAAGAAACAGGAGTTCATGCTAAATTTAAAAGAGAAGCAAGCAGAATAAATTATAAGAAAGCAATATTCTGGTACTTCATATTGAGTATCCAGTACTATAATAAATAAAAAAAAATGATAGAGGAGATTATAAAAACTCCTCTATCATTTAATATTTTTGAGTATATATTATCTTTATGGAAAAAAAATGTATGGGTTGTATTAGTAGTAGTAAGTTTAACAATTATTTTTTAGTAAAGGAGAAAAAAATGAAGAAATTTGAAGAAACGAGAAGAAATTCAATAGATGGAAAATGGTACAATATAAAACGTACTGATTTTGTGTATGACGGTAAACAGGGTTCCTATTATAAGATATGGGATGATAAAGTAAATTCTCATTGCATAATCTATGATGGTCACGATTGTATATGGAGTATTAACCATGGTCCTCTTGATAGATTTGGAAGAATGTTTGATGTGCCGAAGTATCAAGAGTTTATAGATTATGTGGGAATATTATTTAATATTGAAGTACCGACTATAACCTATGATACCGATGGTTTAGTTATATATAACATAACACCACCAAGCGAACCAGATAAACATGGTATTGTAAAAATTGTGTATCAGTTTATATTTAATGGTATTCATGGTAAGTACACTCAGTATAAGACTGACTACAAAATAGAGAATATTATCGAATATGATGGAATAAGGTCGGTCGTTATAGAATGGCTTATTGATTATGGTCTTGAGTTCAAAGATGATTGTTTCCCACTCCCTAAATATTCTGATTTCGTTAGTCAATTTAAGGATACCTTTGTTCTAAGTTTACCTACCGTAAATAAACCTGATAATACTAAGAGTGGAGAGATTAATATCTTAAATGAAAAAGAAGAAAAAGATGGTGGGAATATTGTTGTGACTTTTGAGTTTGAATATAATGGTATCAAGGGTATATGTGAAAGAACATTTAATCCAACTAGAAATTCTACTAGAATGATGTATGATGGTCAAAGTAAAGAATGGGGATTTTACAATAATGAGTGGGATGCTCAGTCATCTGGCTTCACAAACCCAAAGTATAAAGAGTTTATAAAAGCCGCTGAGAAAGCTTTTAGTATTAGTTTCCCGTATATTAGATATTAGAAAGGGGTTTATATTATGGACAATATTATTATTTTAGAGGTAGGTGAGACATGTGATGGTGAAGATATTGTTAAAACTTATGAATTTGAGTATGATGGTATCACAGGTAAATGTGAAAGACGATTTAATGTCAACACAAACACTACAAGATTAATATATGATGGTTATGATGAAGAGTGGGGTATTTATAATGGTAAATGGGATTATAAATTTAATGCTTTTATCACCGATCCAAAATATAATAAGTTTAGAAAAGCTGCTGAAGAAGCTTTTTCTACAGTCTTACCAGACTAAGTAAATAGAAAGAAGTTGATGATTAATTTCATCAACTTCTTTTTTTTTAATATTTTCTCTGAGCATAACTCTGAGTAAGATTATCAATTTTATACATATCAAAACTCTCAAGCTTCAATGCTTTAACAAGAGCATATCCTGTATATTCTTTTACAGACTCAATAAATGCTAACTCTTGAGGAGTAGCTGATTCATTTAAAGTCATAGGATAATCTTTAAGTGCATTGTAAGTACTATAGTCACAATTATCTCCACTTTCCATCTTAGCCTGAATCTTGTTCATATTGCTTATCATAATACCATTAAACAAAGATGGTTTATAATAACCTTGTCCAAGACCTTTCAGTCTCATAGCTTCTTCAACTTTCTGTGGAGTATTCATCTTAACATCATTAGCAAGTTCATCTTCTACAGCTTGAAGTTTTTCTTTTTCTTCTTTAGCTCTCTGTATTTCAGATACTGCTGTCTGTTTAACATTATCTTTCACAATACTAGCTACTTCATCTGTATTAAGTTCTCTACCAACAACATTAACTTTCTTCTGTTCATCTTTATCATTATTGAATACTAAATCTTCATCAGTTACTTCTTCTAACTTAAGAGATAACTTATTGTATTTTTCATCAACAAGATGATTTACAGCTTCTAATACTTTTTTAGCAAATCCTGAATTCTTTTTTATAGCTTCTTTGATATAGTATTCAACACCCTGAGGACATCTTTCATTTAAGAAGTCTCTAAAGCATTTATCTATATCATCTTTGTAAGCTACTTTATATTCATCATTAAGAGGAATAGCATCTCTATAAGTATCAGAAAGAACTTTTGTTAAATATTCTTTCTTAGCTTCATCACGAGATTTATCTATCATTCTTAATTTATAAGTATCAGAATTTTTAAAATCTGATTCTGCTTTTTTATTTCTTTCTTCGTTCTCTATATTATCTATAAAGTCCAGAAGTCTTATTTCTCGATTGTCAGGCATTTTTCTTTAATCCTTTCAACTTATTAATGTTATTTTGTTGTTTTTAGCCTATATTATTCTGAAGTATACTCATTTATAGTAATATCTTCAGTATCACACAATAATAGTTCTGGTATATACCATCTTCTATCTTGAACCGATAAATCAGCTATATCTGTAGTATTATTTCTAACTGACTGCATTGTAGTAGGATAATTATTGATATGATTAAACCTTATATGGTCTACATATCCAAAGTTTTGCTCTATCTTTCTCATTAAGTTAGATATGAAAAGATTATTCATTCCCTTTTCATTTATCTTTTCTATTTCTGATTTGATAAAGTTCTTAATATCCTTTACAGCTACAGTAGTATCTGTACCTTGTACAAACCACATATCAAATGATAGTCTAAGATTTACAGTATCTAGTTGTTCAGCATCTTCTCCAACCAAGAAGTTCTTACTTCTACCATAAGTATTATAGAATTTTAAATCAATACCAGTTTCATTTCTTAATCTAGTATCAATTATATTCTGTATAAAGTTATAATGTGATAAGAAAGAGTTAAAGAAGTAAACTGCTTTACTCTCATCTAATATAGTAGATGCTCTTAAGAAAGATATAGTCTTCATCTGAACATCCATTAAATCATGAGTAAATTTAACACCACCATGATCATCAGATACTGCTTCAGTATAATCTTCGTAATCAAGATAAGTTCTTACACTCTCCATTGATTTCATAAATACAATAGGTTCTGATACAGTTGCATATGTATTAGTCCATATATACTTATCGAAATTACCATGACTACTAAATGGATTATTTGTCATTTGAGAAGTATTTAATTCCAAACCACCTAATACTTCAGAATAGTTTCTGTTATATAGAGTATATATCTTAACTATTGTATTATCTATTGGTATCATGATGTCATCATAATCTGTCATATTAACAAGATTCTCAAACTTAACTATTGTACCATCATTAATCATAGTAGTAACATCATTAACTGGTATATTATCAGCTAATAATGTATTATTAGCATCATACTTATAATAGATATTATTATCTACTTCATGTACTTTATAATATTCTCCAGTAGTAGGATTTCTATATATTTTACCAGATAATAATCTCAATTGACCATTTGATGTTATATGATCATCTGTATATATTTCTGAAGTATATACAAAACTATCACTTTCTCTATCATATGCTGTAGGAATCATTTCTGTATAGAAAATAATATTATTTTCTTTAACTACTGTAAGAATAACTCTTAAATCATTCTCCTTAGTCTTATATCTATAATTTAAATGATAAATAGGATTTCCATCTGCATCTTCTCCATCAGTTTTAATTAATGGATAATGCTTTTTATCTACAGTCATTGTAGCAGATACTTTACAACTGATTTCATATTTCTTTTCTTTAATAAATCTTCTCTTTACTAATAAGCTATAGATAACAAACTGTAAATACATCTCATTATTTACATCAGTAAAATCCAAACTAGATACGTTATTCACATAAGTGAGATAAGTAGAAACTAAATTAGGACTCTTAGTAAATTTAATTAAGAATGGATTTATTAATAAGAATTTCTTTTGAGAAGGATTATCATATGTCTTGTAATCATCTTCTGTTAATTCCCATACAAGTTTTGTATCTTTATATTTCTTTCTACTCTTCCATTGAGCAAATGAACAAGGTCTATTAAGATACTCTGGAACTACAGATGGGTCTAAAGTTCCTGGAATTATATAAGGAGTATTTCCTGCTGTTACATCAGCATCATACTGTGCTTTATATGCATTATACTTAGTTCTATCTCTAAAGAATTCAGCATTACCAGATGTGTCTGTAGATGTAAATACAGTACCAGGTTCTATTATAAATACATTCTTCTCTGGATTAGTCATATCATATAAATTGATATTGAGATTAAGAGTATTTGTCTTATAAATGTAAGTATCATTTCTTACAATCATAAAAGCTGAATAAACTCTCTCATATACATCATCTCTTTTTTTAATAAATAAGATATCCGAGTTACCATACCTGTACTTATAATTATTAAAGAATTGCTGTAAATCACTCTCTGTAGTCAAGGCTAAAGCAGTCCTATAACCCTCTACTGAAAGTGCTTTTAATACTTCTACACCTTGTTGGTCTTTTCCACCTTTAGATGCACCTAATGGCATTGCTGCTGTTAAGTATGAATTTGCATAGTTATATTTTTCATTATGGGGTACTAATGAAATATTCTTTCCTTTATAAACATCAAAGTTACCATCAGCACCTTTTGTCATATAAAGTATAATTCTTAAATCTGAGTTAAACTCAGGCATGAAGTAAGTATCTTTAGAGTTAAATGACAATCTCAATACACCTTCCTGTATTATCTGATAATAACAGAATGGTTCTTTTAAAGGTTGTGAATACACAATTAAACTCTTCATCTGTACTTCTTCATTTGTTATAGGTGAAGTATAGAATACTTCAAATCCAGCTAATTTACCTTCAAAAGATAAATCTACTACTGGATAATTTATTTCACTATTAGTGATAATTTGTTCTGTTCTTTCATCTCTTATACATTGATGAGTTTCTACCTCTAAGGCAATAAATCCATCACTTGATCTTCTTACTTTAACATAAGGGTCTGTTATATGAGATAAACTATTTTTAAATTCTTCTTTATAATATCTTGCAGAGAATAAGTAATCATATCCATCAGTAGTTACTCTTTTTACAACACTAATGATTATGTCGTAATCTAATACATAAGGAATCTTTTCTACATAGATAGTAGTATTCTTATCTATATAGAAATAAGATGTATTTCTATTTCCAGGATTTGTACTAGCTTTCATATTTTTTATGATAGCTTTTTCTTCTAATACAAGAATAAACTTACAAGAAGCTGCTTTAGATAAAACATCATCTAATTGGAATATAGCAGCGTGTGAATAAATTGATTCTTCTATCTCTGCTCTATTAGGGAAACTCTCCCTAAATAATACCGAAGCTGTATTGAAAGTATCTTCTGATATATTGGTAACTAATTCTGTAGTATATCCAAACATACCTACATTTCTTAAGTTTAAATCTATATCTTCAAAATATTTATCAGCTAATTCTTCAGTAACAAATTCTTTGACAGCATAGCTATCAATATAATCTCTATCTATTTTATTTTTATTAGTAGCCATATCTATCTTCTTCTCCTACCTCTATTTGAACTCTTAGCTCTTCCTTTGTTTAATGCTTTAGGTACAACAACTCTATGATTCTTTGGTGGTAAATTAAATCCACGATTTAATCTTTCACTTAATCTATTCATTCTGTCATTAAAGTTAGATTGGAATCTATTTAATGGTGTTTCTGCATCAGTATCAGTTCTAAATCTAAGTTTAAACTCTACTGGTATTTTTCCATCATCGTGTCTTATTGTCTCTATATAAGGAGCACCAACAATACCATTACTTGCTGTTAATAACTTATCATCATATATAGGAGCATATGTTGGACTATTACTTCCAACACGAGAATTATAATTAAACTCCAATAATGTATATGGGTGATAATCTCTCTTGAAAGAGAAAGCAAATTGTACATCCATTGATGGGTCTTTTATTACATTACCAGCAGACCAAGTTAATTGGCTTGATGGTATATCAGTTGGAAATACACCATAATACTTAGACCAGAATATAATAGTTTCTCCATCTTCTGCAGTTACGATGTAATAACATGCTGATGAGTAATCAAGTATTCTATTCTTTATTGTATCAGATAATGGTGCTATATTTCCTCTATAACAACCACTGATATAAGATACCCAAGCTTTAAGTGTTTGATATACATGTAAGTTTCTATCATCACCAAACTGGATACTAAAGTTACCAGCAGAACGAGATTCATTTAAACTCTTACCATATGTTACTTTAAATCCTGTATATGATTGACCATATGTATTAGTAGCAAGAGTTTCATCAGATAAAGAAAATGAATTAGCAAAGTTTGACAATAATAACATAAAATCATGGTTTTGTCCATTATTGGCAACAAGGTTTCTTAAAACCCATGGTGATGCTTCTGCTATATGTCTAAACTCTTCTTCTCCTTTTAATTCTTCTAATAAATGATATTGCTCATCTAATATATTACACGATGGTCGTACAAAGAATACATGACCAAATCCTCTCTGCAATGGTACATTAGGATTAGGTAATTTATATCTATTATAAAACTTGGAACTTGTTTCAAGGATATTATGGTGTGTTTGATTATCACTTGGTAAGAAAACTGACTTGTTCATTTGACTAACTAATTGGTCTAATGGTACAGTAGCAGGTTCTCCACCAGGTATCTGTATAAATTTATTTGGGGACCAATATGTCCCTATAGAGTTAGATTGGACATCAAAAGATAAGCTTTTAGTATCTGCTTTACCAGCAGCCATTCCTTTAACAGAATTATTACTACTATCAATATAATCAATCCTACTTGAAGATGCCATACTACCTCCTTTCTTCGACTAAATCCTAGGTTATACCAGTGTTTTTTATGATTTTTCCTATAACTGTAAATATAATAATTATGAATAGAATAGGAATATTTTATGAAATATAAAGGATATGTAATCTCTGATATTCATGTAGGAGCATTTGATTTAGAAGCTTTATATAATGAATATACAGAGTTATTTATTAATAGAATAAAAAAAGATAAAGATGTAAATTTTATTATAGTATGTGGCGATTTCTTTGACCACAAATTTTATTTAAACGATAATTCAGCTAAAATGGGTTATCGTATGTTAAAAGATTTAATTACAGTATGTAAAGAAAAAAATATACCATTGAGATTTGTATATGGAACAGAATCTCATGAATGTAACCAGTATGATATAATGTCAGTAATGAAAATATATGATAATGTAAAAGTAATTAAGTTTGCTTCAGAAGAAGAATTATTACCTGATTTGAATATTTTGTATCTTCCTGAAGAGCATCTTAATAATATTGATGATTATTATAAAGAATTATTATCTAATAGAGATAAATATGATTATGTATTTGGTCACGGAGTTATTAGAGAAGTAATGTCTGATTTATCAGTTCATATAGATAATAAATCTGATGATAAAAGAAAAAGAACTAAAGTATTTACTACAGCAGAATTAGATAAAGTATGTAAAGGAGAAGTATACTTTGGTCATTATCATATTAATATAGAAACCGATGATAAGTTTTTCTCTATAGGAAGTTTTAGTAGGTGGAAATATGGAGAAGAAGGAAGAAAAGGTTTTTATGAACTTAATGTAGATACTGAAAAAGAAAAGTATTCTCATAAGCATATAGAGAATACAATAGCTAAAGATTATAAGACAATAAGAATTGGTTATAATAATGAAGTATTTACTGATGAAAATAAATTAAAAGAATCTATTGATGGTTTTAACAATATGATTAAAAGGGAAGCTTATGATAATATAAGAGTGGTGTTTAATATTCCGTCAAATATTGAACAGCCTGAATCGACAATCAATTATATCAAGGAAAGTCTGAAGACTAATAAAAATATTAAAGTTGAAATAGTAAATGGATATATAGATGAGAAAAGAAAAATCCAAAAGGAAAAAGTCAATGAGACTAATCAATTATATTCATTTATATTTGACAAGAATCTTCCACTGGAAGATAAGACAAGTAGATTTATTAGTATTACCTATAATAAGGAAATAAATAGCAATGATATAAAAGATTACCTTTATAAGCCCCTGAATGAAATATTAGGAAAATAAAAAAAATTAATCTTGGGGGGGTTTTTTAATTTTAAAAAAACA